GTCATCTCTTCAACCATCATTCCGATAGTTGAGTCACCACGCTGACCTACATCTACTTCCTGTAGAGGACGCAGAGTAGCAATGCTGAACCACATGGGATCATACAACAATGCTGCGAAGTCTGCAACATCTACATCGATGTTGTTAGCTGTGCCGCTGTTGCTGAATGGAACAGTGTTGCTCAAGCCCATGATGTAGTTAGGTACTACCATCACGTCGCCGAAGTCTGACATATAAACGTCTACTGACTGGCGCAGTTTTCCGTCCATGTCGATGTTCCGACGTACGCCTGAATCTGTGACCATCAGGTCAGAGAAGTCACGACGCAACTTAGGTGACAGCATCAGCTTGTTAGCTTTACCACCATTCTGGTAGATCCGCTGCATAGCTAAGTCAATGTCTGACAGAGCCAATGGCGCACGGGTAACAGTGTTAGATGTACCTGTGGCAGAAGTCCGAGGAACACCTGTTCCGTCTGCTACGTTAGCTGGCTGTGCCCAGTTACCTTTGTAGATAACGTTGCCGCCAAGAGTAGTGTTGGTTTCCAGTGACTCACCCTGGTTGATCCATGCTTGGTATCCACCGAATGTGCGGGCAGAGTACGCAGTTGGAGAGCCTTGTGACTGACCATTTGCACCTGCTTGAGATGGGTTGTACGCGTGAATCAAATCGAATTCAACGTCACGACGTAGTTCTGTACCACGCTTCTTCAGCTGGTATGCATACTCGTCTGCAACACCTGCTTGATCGATAGCCCGACGAGTACCTGATACGGCAATAGTCTTACCATTGATCTGAGTGTAGTTACCCAAGCGAGAACGCTGAGGACCAGTAGTTGCGAATGCTGAACCAGTGACGTTCGCAGGATCGTTACCAGTGATACCGGAGATACCTTGGTTGATTCCTGTTGGGATCACGTAGTCGGTACCTTCGCCGATGCGAGAGTTACCTGGAGCCTGCAGTTGGTCTGTCTGCCACTCATGGTAGATAGCTGTAGCTTTAGTTTTACCAATGGAGCTCATGAACGGAGTTTCGTCACGAGTGATCATTGAGATGAAGTTTGCGAGGTCCTCACGCTGAGAAACGTCGCGGCCGCGTGAGCCTGAAGGAACGTCAGTGTATGAACGTCCTGTGTCTACGCGGTAGCCTGAAGTAGTTGCCATGTTATTTGGCCTCCGATTTTAAAGGTTACTTAAAGATCGGCTTGCTAACTGTTTCAGGAATGCATCTTGATCTGCCGCGGAAGCGCCTTCACTGAGGGCTTTCTTGCGGAGAGTATCTGCTGCAACCTGCTTCTTCTTCGCTGCAGGCGTAGCCTTCTTCGTAGGTACTGCACGTTTAGGTACAGCCTTACGTTTGGCTTGGCCTTTAGAAACGTTATGCTTAAGGCGACGATAGTCATCGATAAACTTAATGACGATGGGATCGGTAATACCGTCCAACAACTCAGGAGCGACACCTTCCTCAACAGCAAAGTCACGGATACTCATAGCGACTTCTTCATTGAAGTCTGGGATAAGCCCGGGGATTTCCTTGTGGAAATGCTCGATCTGCTGTTGGAACTGTTCCTGCTGACGTTGTTCCGTCTGTTCTTGAACCTGCTTGAGAACTCCCTCACGACGCTGACGCGCTGCCCAGTAGTTCTTCTGCGATTGTTCACGTTTATCTTTTAACTCGCCTAGCTCGTACGTATCCCCGTCTTTACGGGCTTTCTCGATTTGCTTTTCGAGATCATGGTACTGCTTAGCATATGCGTTCTCAGCTTGATGAAGTACTGCACCAGTAGCTTGAGCCATGCCTTCCAATTCCTGGAGTTTTGCATCCCGCTCTTCTTCTAGTGCCTTTCTAGCTTCGCCGAGTTCACGACCCTTTTTAGAAAGACTAGCATCGGTAGAGTAACCCTTGACTAGTTCGTTAATATCGATTGCCTGCTCTTCGCCGTCAATCTTGATAGTAACTTTAAACTCTTCAAGTTCATCCAAAGAATAAACTTCAGGATCTTGGGTAGCGCCTTCGTCTTCTGACTCCGGGACATCCTCACCTTCAACTTCTTCCTCTTCGGTTTCTTCTACTTCTTCTACGTCTCCTTCGACTTCCTCAGACTCTGGGTCTTGTTCATCTGATTCAGCCGGGTCGGCCTCAAGTTCCTCCTCAGTGGGTAGCGGTGGAGCAACTTCATCCATAATAGGTGAGTTGCGCATCACGGCATCCAGGAGATCCTGTTCGGTCTGACCTTGATCAACGGGTTGAATGTCATCCGAAACGGGTAGAGATTCGTTTTCCACTGATTAGCCCTCCTTCTTTTTAACTGGTGTGGGCTTCTTAACCTTATTCTCATAGTGGTCTTGTAACCACAGCAGAGAGTGTAAGTGTTGAGAATTAAGTTTCATTTTACCTGAGCTGCGTTGTGAATCATACTCAAGTAGGTTTACCATCATCTCGATGTTAGCGAGAATCTGGTCGTAATTAACTGGTTGTGTCATCATTGTCCTCCATGACTGGCACGTTCTTTCCGTAGGTTTCATACATAGTTAGTCGCTGCTTGACATCGCCAAGAGCTAAGACACAACTGTATATGAACTCACGAGACTTATGCTCATGAGGTTCTGTGCTCATGAACTTAAGATAGTAATCTGTCATGAGTTCTCCAAATGCTTCGTTGAAGAACTCTTCTTTCATTCGGCTTGAGAACTCTGCACGTACAAGAGCTTCCTTCGCCTTCAGATCTGGATGTATACCCTTCAGCCTCTTCTCGGCTGGCGCTTTGTACTTATCCATTATGTGCGTGATCCGATGCCTACAGCAAAGAAATCATTTCCTGTGCTAGCTGCGGTAACGTGAGTCTTTTGACCTGTAAATTCTAAATTTGAAGAGGCAGGTGTCGGTGTGTCTGGACGGACAGCAACTAATTGGATTACTTCGTTACTATCTAAAATTAACACGTCATTGATTGAAAGATCACGCCGGACGCGGTGTGCTGTCGGCGGTATGAATACATCTGTGAATTCGCCATCAGTCCAAGAGATCACTACACGTAGAGCGCCTTCACCTTGATTACTTGCGAATACATCGAATGTACCACCTGATACACCGATTGTTGTACTTGCTACGACGCCTAGCGCGTCGACTGTTGTGCGGGCCATTATTGATTACCTCCGTTAAGTAATTGTTTAGCCATCTGTATAATTTGACTGTAGTCAGGTCGTGGTGGAAGTTCAGCTCCCTCCTTGACCGCTTTAATCCCAAGCTCTGCCCATTCCTGGAAGTGCTTGTCAATAGAGACGGCTAACTGCTTAGCGTTGTCATCTCCTGTGTTTTTGGTTTGAGCGCCTGTAAATGCGACGTTCGCTTCTGCTAAAGCAGCATCAGCTTCCATCTTACGGTCAGTAAGCTCTTTTGTTTTCATCTGCTCTTGAGTCTGTTCTTCAACAGCCTTAGCAGCCTTCTCCTTGAACTCATCTGTAGTATAGTCCTCGAAGAAGTCATTACTATCTAGACCTAGAGATTCAACGATGCGGGTAGCAATGATAGCTGGAGCCTCTGGCTTTACAACCATGCCTTGTCCTTGCTCGTTAAGTGCAGGGAGTACCTGACTACCTAACTGCTGTAGCTTCTGCAATGTATTCGCATTAGAGTTCTCACCAAGGTCCAAAAAGATTTCTACATCCATTTCCATGGGGAGATCCGCGGGGTTAATCTCAACGAATGCTCCATGCATACGGAACTTCATCTTCTGATTAATGTTCCGCTTCATCTCCATATACAAACCTTTACAGAGTCGCTTGATGCCGGTCTCCGCAAAACGTCTAGCGATATGCTGGATCCGCTTCTGTGAGGCGGATTGGACTGCGGCCATCTTAGCTTCAGAGTTTCCTGAAACGTACAGCTCATCGTTAATACCCTGTGCCGCCTTCGACATACCAGTCGCCTTCTCCTTAATCGTCTGAAGGTGCTCCAATAAAGGAACGGTGCCAGGTGAGATCGTCTCGGGAGGCAGTGGTGCGACGGCTGCTGCGGGGTTGCCGTTGGTAGGGATAATCTGCTTGGGTTTCATATTCTGTAAAGCCGAGAAGTCCACCACGTTTGGGTCTGCTAGCTTCGGGCTGTAGTTCGTTAGATACGTGTTCTCCACAAAGCCACGAAGGATAGCTGTAGAAGCTAGGGTCGAGGACCGAGTGAAATCTGCCATCGATAGACCATAGAATTCGTGAGGTATGTCTATCGGGGAGATCGAGGCTAATGGGATCATGTCCACATCTTCCTCGTATAATATAGTCGATCCCGCTATTATGAAGTGTTTGAGTTCCGCTATTCCATCTCCATCCCGATCCACTCTTAACCAACATTCCGTTACTGTCACCTCTCTATTTGCTTCAAGAGGGAACAAGTCCTGTGAGACAGAACCTTGCCAATACTCCTGACCGGTTACATATTTACGAGCAGCGATGTCCTCAGAGTACCTGGCATTACCTAACCAGTTCTCTGCATGGCCTAACTCGTCCCAGTCCTCGATATTGTCTGCTACTTCTGGCCACCACTTCCGGATCTCGCTGCGAGTCATGTCGAATTGGATGCCGACGAACGCAGCTTCCTCTATAGACTTGGCATCACGGGAAATCCGGAAGTTCTCTGGGGGTACATTCTCCACTTTGACCTTGGATTTGTTCACGGTCCGCCGGATGCGTACGTCTTTGAAGACAATCTGCGCTTGTGCGGCCTCTCCGGATAGAGGATCTACCCCTTCCATCTTGTTCTCGAACTCCAGATCTCCCACGATCTCCACATCGTCCTCTGATAAGAGGGCGTCGAGCCGTTCTTGGTCGATCTCATCGTATTCTTCGAAGCAATAGTCGTAATCTTCGCAGTAATCCCAGCGGATGATTGCGTTTTTCCACAATAGAGCGGACTTGAACCAGGTCTGCATGATTTCCCAGCCCTTATTCTGCTTGAACAGGCCGTAATTTACCAGGTTTGACGCGTCATGCGCCATTTTGTAGGCGGGAGCGGACTCATTGTACGGCATGAATCGCGCAATTTTGTTATTATTGAGGAATAATTCAGACAAGACAGCAGTATAGGCCTCGATTACCTCCGTCGTAGAGGTATCCACGATGGTAGATACGCCCTGCGGGGCCAAATGAAAGTCTGCTACACCCGCATATTCGTATGTAGACCGCAATCTTTCACGTGTCAAATCACTACTATTCAACCAATCGCCCACCGAGTTCTGTACTCCGGCCTCGATTAGGTTTAAAAGCTGCTCGTCTGTGACTTCCTCTTTGTAGTTATTAGCTACTCGAGAGTCAGGCATTGTAATTTCCCCCTAAGAAGGGACGATTCTTTGTGCCTGCGAGATCTTCCATGTCATATTGACCTGGCTTCTTCATCTCACGGGGCTTCTTCTTCTCATCTTTCTCGTCCTTATCGGACTCTAATTCTTTCTCATTCCAACGCATGATTCCCTCCAGGGTCTATCTATCAATCTATGGGGTATGGGGGTGGTGGCTATTATCCCTTGTGCGCCACCTACACGTGAGGACGTAGGGAAATTACGGGTTATTGTTTAAATTAGGTACACCAGGAAACTTATTGCAGAGAAGTTTTATAACCTTTACCTCCTCTGGACCATCATAATCCTCATCACAAATGATCCACTCTGTAGGTTCCCAGCGGTTGTATCGGATGCAGATCTGCATGGTGCATTCTCTTTCCATTAGTTAAAGTCTCCTCCGTGATCAGCTACGAACTGATCCCAGTCTGCCTGCGTAGGCATATTACGACGATCAAGGAAATATCCATCTCCTTCTGCCAGGTTAGCTACGATAGTATCTAACTGTTCCCATGTATTATAGATGAGAGTGAGTCCTGTAGCAAGATCTAACTCAGGAGAAACGATAGTAGCTGATACACGTCCGTCTGGATGTAGCGTATCTAGTGTCACTACTGGGGCTACTATTAGACATTCTTCTTTAACAACAGGAACGATTTTAGATGCTACGGCCACAGTGTTATAATTAGGTCTAAGAGAAATAGTAGTTGCTGATTTGAAACCAGCAGCTGCCATAGCTCCGAAACTAATTTCATTAGAACGATATCGAGTGCCTCCATAGATTGGATCAATGTAAGGGTAATTCGACGGGCCCATGTTATATGTTATATATCCATCTATTCCAGCATATGGGAATGCACCATATAAAGTTGAACCTGAAAATGTTACATCTTCGAAATCATAATATCTATCAGGATCGAAAGCATGCATGGCTCTAGCAGTACTCTCTATATCGAAATCATGAGGAACATATAGATTCATAGCACTTCCTACTAATGGATCATACCAGAATACACTAACGAAAGGTGCATTTATTACGCAAGTAAAGGAACGTCTGATAGGACTTATTTCAACATCATCGTTAATACGGAAATTTACCTCAATTGAGGAAGTCAGACCTGCGTTATCTGTTACGATATTATCTGTTAATAAAACACCATTTTCAGAAAATTCACATTCGATACCGAATATAGTGACAGTACTTGATGGCCATTGACCTCCAGCAAACTGCGTGGTTATCTCTTGTCCTGGCTCTAAGACGATATCAAAAGGAATAAAGTCTATCTTATCGTTTAAAGGTTTTCCTGGTTCAAATTTATATAACATCCATCTCTCCTAAATCCATAAGGTATTATCAGGTTTCCAGTCTCCTATCTTCTCTTTCCAGGAGACGTTCTTGGTATTCAAGCGGTCCCAGTGGGTCCGTAGTACTTCTGCACAAATAGACAAAGCTATTACTGTATCATCGTAGCAGCCTGGTGCAGCTTCAGTTTTTCCTGTATCCGTAGCAATGTAATCCTTTAATTCCTGGATTACATGCGGATCCGGTATCATGATGTCCTCATTTTCAATAAGGTTCTTTAAGTTCCCGATAATAGCGGGCTTAGTAGCTGAGGTAGTCCTGAACCCTAGACGTTCCCCTTCTTCGTTTAAAACGTTAGCTATCTTAGTCTGCCTGTAAAGATTGACATAACCCATCTGCTCTAACTTCTGTAGGGTAGCAATACCCATACTGTTACTTTCTACTGCTAGGAATGCGTTGTTGTAGTAGCGTCCCAGGTAGAAGAGTAGTTCTCCCCACTGGGAAGGGTCTATCCGGTTGTTGCGGTAAACCGCCTGCACCTGGTGCTTATTGTTCATGACAACAGCTGCTGAGTAGTCTTGTCCTACGCCTAGAGCTACGTCAGCACCAATAACATATGGTTCTTCCCATGCGGGGTATCCAAATATGTTAAGGTTTCCTTCTCTGTTCTCATCGAACATCTTACTTGAGGGACACCACTCACTGCGTCTTATTACAGGACGAGGAATAAGGGCATCTAACTTCTCGACATTAAAGACATTAGAACCTGAGACGATGAACGCTTCATCCGCCGTAGCAGGGTATTCCTGCTGGAACTTAAGCTTCCCACCTTCCGCAATCTTAAGCCGCCTCCAGTAGAGTTGATCTCTGTCGAGGTCATAGCTTTCAACAAGTCGTTCCTCTTCCGCTGTAAGCTCCATTCCTTCAGGTGCAGTACGGCGATATTCTGGCGTGATAT